GACCTTTTAAAGGATGCATTATCTGTATCATTCGATACCAATATTGGTCATGATTTCATAGAAAATTCCGATGATAGATGGGAATTCTATCACACAGAAGAAGAGAAGTTACCATTTGATTTGGAATACTTCAACAAAGTTACTAAGGGAGGCTTACCCAATAAAACCTTGAATATCTGCTTGGCAGGAACAGGTGTGGGTAAGTCCCTTTTCATGTGTCACATGGCATCTGCTAACTTAATGATGAACAAGAATGTCTTATACATTACCATGGAAATGTCAGAGGAAAGGATTGCAGAAAGAATCGATGCAAACACATTGAATATCCCTATGCAAGATTTACCCGACTTATCTAAGAAAATGTTTGATAAGAAGATTGATAAGATTAAAGAGAAGACCAAAGGTAAGTTGATTATAAAGGAATATCCTACTGCATCAGCTCACGTTGGTCACTTTAGACATCTACTACAAGAGTTGAGTATTAAGAAAGATTTCAAACCCGATATGATTTATATCGATTACCTAAATATATGTTCAAGTGCAAGAGTAAAGCCAGGAGCTGGTGCAAACAGTTATACACTGGTTAAGAGTATTGCAGAAGAACTCAGAGGACTTGCAGTAGAGTTTAATGTACCAATCATGAGTGCAACACAAACGACTCGTAGTGGTTATGGTTCTACAGATGTGGAACTAACAGATACCTCAGAGTCATTCGGATTACCAGCAACAGCCGACTTTATGTTTGCACTGATTACATCCGAAGAGTTGGAAGAACTAGACCAAATGGTCGTTAAACAGTTAAAGAACAGATACAATGACCCAACCATATTTAAAAGGTTTGTCATTGGAGTAGATAGAAGTCGTATGAAGTTATACGATTGTGAACAAGAAGCACAAGAAGAGTTACACGATTCAACGAATATTAGTGACGACACACCAGTGTTTGATAGGGGAAGAAATGACGGACAAAAACGAGATTTTGCAGACTTCAAGGTCTGATATTCTATTATGGGGTCAGCCCATTACAGCCATCCAAATCTCAGCAAGTGAAATTGATGATTGGTTTGATGAATTCATTGATACTGAAGTTCTATGTACGGAAGAATTTACATTTAGTAATTGTAAGACATCTAACGGTGTAGATGCAAACTATAAAATTGATTACAGAGTTCCTATGGACAAAGTCTATGACGAGTTCAGTCAATTCTTAGATGCATTAGGGCCTAAGATGTTAATGTCCAGTCAATTCGAAGTACCATGGGTTAATGTCTATGAGAAGAATGGATTCCAAGATGCACATGACCACCAAGGAACACGAAATTCAGATTTCTCTTGGTGTTATATTCATCAAGCAGGTGATTCACATATTGTATTCAAGAATAGAAATGCAACCAATAGTGACAACTGTTTAAAGGAATACTTTGACACATATGAAGCACATATGGATTATGTTCCCGACCTAAAAGGTAAAGGTACTTTATACATCTTTCCATCAACAGTTTTACATGCAGTGTCCCCAAACAAAAGCGATAGTCCTAGGATAACAATCTCAGGCAACGTAAAAGTAAGTCCACAAAATGACTTACAAACCTAATATATTAGTAGAAGAGATGGTTGCAGAGATACGAAGAGATGTCTCTATGGACAACTATATGGCTCTCAGAGAGATGCTTACAAAACTAGCACAGGACGATAATAACCTTCATATAATGATGCGATTCTTATCGGAATTCCCCGAACTAAGAGAAGAGTTTAAGACTAAAGACTAAAGCCTCTAGACATGACCACTACTTATAGTGTATAATAGTACTATAGATTATGAGAGGTCTTTACAATGAAAAATAAATTAACTTTACTTGCTGGAGTGGTGATATTATCATCATGTGGCGGTGGTGGTACAGCAGTTACACCTACCCTTGCAGAACTTCAGTTTCCCACTACCACCCCAGTTTCCTCGTCCCCGATATATGGCACCAAAGTCATTGATGGATACGTCGAAGGTGCAAATGTCTTTGTCGACTTTAACTTCAACCTAGTACAGGATGAAGGTGAACCTTCGGGAACCTACAATACTGATAACAATGAGTATGAATTCCTTGCAACAGAATTTAGTGCAGTAACAAACTTCACTACCAATTGTGGGTTAAACCGTCCAAGAGTTGCAGAGGTACCAGTAGGTGCATGGGATTCAACAAGGGGATATGTGAACGATGCATACACTATGTTGTACTTCCCACATGAAATGGGTACAGGTAAAGCAAATGTTACCCCATTCACTACTATGTTGGTCACATCAATCAATGAACTATTACCTAGTGGCATAACAGTTGCAGATGGTTGTGGTTCTAGTGCAAACAGTGTTGCAGATAACATTAAACAGGATGTCAACAATTTCTTATACAACCTAGAAACCAATTTCAATATCAGTAGATACTATTTCTATGACGATTTCATAGCGTCGGGTGATACCACACAACAAGCCATAGGTGAAAAGGTTGTGGATTTCCTTACCACACTACACAAAGTCGAGAATGTTCTCAAACAACAATACAACATGGGATTCAGAGGAATCTTAACAGAAACAATCATTGGTAAAATACTACAAAACCAAGAATTCACTTCTGTTACCTTCGACATACAAAATCAAAGTATCAGTACACAACAAGACGAGTGGTTTAGATACAACCGTAGACATAACTTTAACGATGTTAAGGGTAACTCTCTAGGTCAGATATTAGACCAAAATGGTCTACCCATTGCAATTACTATGGCAAATCTAGAAGCAAACGCTTCAGTAATCATATCAGAGAACTATGAAGAGAATAAAGAGAGTGAAACTATTGTAAGTGGTTACAGAGTACACATATCCGTAGAACAACAAAAACAAGTTGGTGGATATAACTATGAGAAAACTTTCGTAAGATTTATAGGTGACCATTCCATAGAACTTGCAGTTAGGGATAGTTATCGTTCAGTCATTATGAGTGGTAAGAATGCCACAACTAGTGGTTTTGAATTAAGAATCCGAGCCAGTGATAACCCATACTACACAGATAACATTGTTACTCTAATGAGTACTAGGAACACCTCAGATATAGTACAGTTATATAATGATATCACTACAATTGATATGTCTATGAGTGGGTCACAAAGCAACACGTATCTTTTATATGCAGATGACTTCAACCTATATGAAGGTGGTAATTCCTCTATCAATTCGTGGTTGTTTAGACAACAGATGACAAATGGTTCCCTTACTGAAGAATGCACACAATACGATTGGGATACAAGAACACAAATAGAACGCACTACAGGAACAGAAGCTTATAACAGGTGTTCTGAAGTGCTATAAATACAGTTATATTATGACTACTAATTTGAAATCCACAGACGTTATCTCTGCAATAGAAGAGAAGATTGCTTTGAAGAAGAAACTCAGAGAAGCAAAAAAAGACCACGACACCTCAGCATCTAAGAAAATATCGAAAAAAATTGATAAAATTGAGGACAAATTGCACTCGACACCGCTGTCTAAAACATAAATAATCCTGTAAACACACACGGAGTTATACATGTCAGAACTTACAGACCTATTAGCAGAACAAACTGCACATCATCAATCACTAGTTAATCAAAAAGATTGGCATAATGGAGTCAATAAGACTTATTTCACTGGTGCAACAAAATCATCATCAACTCCAGCAGAATGGACAGGAGCTGGAAGAGATGCATTCCTAACTTGGCATGACACACAAGGTGTTAATGCAGATGATTTAGACCAAATGTTTGTTGATATGGTTGCAGAAAGAGCTTCGACTGAAAACAGTTCTCCAGCAAATGCAATTGCAATGAATTCTGAAATCTCAGCAGTCATTACTGCATCAATAGATTCATACGTAACCGACATAGCTGCTATCCAAGCAAGAATCGATGCTGGTGAAACTACCATAGCACCGTAGCTAAAAAAGAACCATAAATAGTAGACAGGAACCACAAACTGTGGTATAATATCTACTATGAGTGCAAAAAATCTACATTTAGAACATCTAGAAGACGAAATCATCAATCAAGGTATTGATGGTGGCAGAGGTGCAATTAACTTCTTACAAGGTCTTAGAGATATGATGAAGGGGCATTCTTCATCTTCAGTTAACATGACTGTAAAATGGGATGGAGCTCCTGCTATATTTTGTGGAAAACATCCCGAAACAGGTCAGTTCTTTGTTGCAAAGAAATCCCTATTCAACAAGACACCGTTATTTTATACCTCAGAAGACGAGATAAACAACAGTCCCGACCTCAGTGGTAACCTCAAAGAGAAATTCTTAACCTCATTCAAATGCTTATCTAAACTATCTTGGAACACAGTCATGCAAGGTGACTTGATGTA